CCAGCAGAACGTATTTCAGCTTGTAAAATGTTTGCTTGTCTATCTTTTTCATTCTCTTCAGCTTCAAACTGCATCTTCATCATTTGTTCTTGCTGACGAGCTTCAATTTGTTGTTGTTGCAGAGCTTGTTCTTGTTGTCTCTGTTGTTCGAGATTTGCTTGTTGCTTCTCTTCAGCAGACTTAAGAACATGAGAAAGCTCTGCAATCGATTCTGATTTAATGATATTACCAAGATCGTAAATAGATGCACCTGCTGTATTATTTGTAATAGCAAGTTGCTTAAGCTGCTCAAGAACAAACTTATGATTACTCTTGGTAGTAGCAAATATGTTTAGATCTCTAAGTAGAAGATCTGTACCGTTAATTTCAAAATTCACCTTCTCTTCTGCACTTGTTACATATTGCAAGCGTAAAGAAGGATTTTTAGACTGATAGTATTGTGCAAGATCAGTACGCATTTGATGAACACGTGGCATTAAAAAGTCACTATGCTGCGTAAAATACTGTTCAGTTTGAGAATATGATGCTGCTACAGACTGTTGGATACCTGTTGCTGTTTCTTGACCAACAGGTGTTCCAATACGCTGTCCAGTGATACCAATAGACTCAAATGCTTGCGTTTTAAAATAGTTAGATAACTGAATCCTAGAAAGCAAGCGTTGAGTCTGCTCCAGATTTAACACCTGATAGTGTTGGAATGAAAGAGCATTCTCAGTGTTAGTGATAGTTGTATCCAAGGGTAGCATTGAAAAGTTTTTCATTGCTACGTAAGCCTTTGCCAGATTATTTCGTCCCCAGTCTTCTCCTAAAGAGTGACGAGGTAGAGCATTCTGGTCTAGAAGGATTACGGTTCCCAACTCATCGACTAGTATATCTGCAATTTGATTATTTACAATGTTATATCCAATCTGGTAGGGTTTCATAAGATCTACCAGAGATACTGATCGTGTATTGCGATCAGAAAACACAGAACCCTCTACAGGAAGTTTACATCCATAAAGTGTATGATCTCCTTTAAACTGGAATGGAAGCTTTTTAACGTTAAGGTAGATGGGACTAAACCCTGTAGGATTTTCCATACCCCAGAATGTAGGTCTGTTTGGTCCAATCTTAACACCACCCCATGTTTCATTAATCCAAATCCAATCAATATGTTCTCCATAAACTAGATTTTCTCTAGTCTTTTTTGTAGAAAGACGAGTGTCATAAATAGGTTTTTCTAACACCTTAAATGTCTCATCTACAATATCTTGAATCATCTCTCCGTCTTCTGTAATCTTAGTGAGATGCCCCACTTTACGCTGACTTTTCCAATAAATGGTAGCTACACGAAGCATAAAGTTGGGTCCATAATCGAAGAAATCTTCACTCTCACTTAAAATCCATTGTACAATGTCCCCATTGTATGGCATATTCTCATATGCAGATAAAAACTGACGCATCGCTAAGGATGGTCCTTCTGTATTCCATTTATGAGATCTACTAGGATCATAAAAGCTACCATCGTTTTGTAATCCTCCCATAGGAAGACCTGCAGAACGAATAGGATAGATTGCCTCTAAAGATTCCAACTGCTCCTGTGTCATCATGTAGCCATACTTGTCAATAACATCAGCAACAGTTAGGATATCAAACTTACCCACCCAATTACCCTGAGATACATAACGCGCATCAGGACTCTTGTGATAGAAAGTTAAGACAGGGTTCCAAAGCTCCACTTCATAATCATCTTCCATCATGCGAAAGTGCCAAAACTCACGATCTGAGATGAGCATGTCACGAAATGCCATGTTTTCTAATTCAAAGAGCTTAAATCTTTCTTCATCTACCTTCATCTGGTGAGTTGCCCACTCTTCCACCATAGAACGATAATCTTTTTTAAAGAAAGACTCAATCTCAGGAAGTGATCGGATAGCTTCAGGAGAAAGTGCTTGCTGAGCTTCCTCAGAGTTTGGATCCATCCCCATATTCATCATCCTCATTGTCATCTCGCGTTCAGCTTCTGTAATGAGGGTTTGTTCAATCATTGAACGCTTTTGTTCTAACATTTCATTATAGGAAATGTCATCAACAGCACGAAATATAACTTTAGAAGCTCTTTTTGAAAACTCCCCACTTAAAAGATTAATTACATTTGGAATGATGGGATAAAACTTAAGTTCTAAAGCAGACTGATCTTCTTTGGTTAACGTCTCAATTAGATCAGCATATTCATTATTTTCTTCTACTATATAGTCTGTACGGTCAATAATACCTTTAGCAAGTTTATAGTTTTTAAGAAGTTTACGAGCGTTTCTACGTATTTGCTTAATACCCTGCCACTCCAACCAGTCCATGTTACTAGCTCTCCACTGCTCATCTTTAGCAGATAGGGGTAAAAACTGAATAGGTTGGGTGAGTGTACCCAACTTGTTATACTCAGCTTTCTTACCAGATTTAAGATCTAAAGCATTTAATATCTGCATGATTATGAGTTACTTATAAAAAAAAATAATGTCTCCAGCAGTGCTAGAAGAATAAGTATAAATACTTGGTGTAGTAAAAGTGGTTTCAAACACGTACATCTACTTTAAGTTTTTAAATGGTGAACGGGGTTTAGACATACCAGAACCAATTGATTGTGAACCTCCAATATGTCTAAAAGGGTTCAATTTTAATTTATAACTTTTTTCTGACTTTTCCAAATTTGAGTTTGCTTCTAAACGCTTATGTACCCCTCTGTTTGACTCCTGCACTTTTGCAAACGCTATAAGTGCACAGAATGCCACTAAACGGTCCACGTTTAAACCTTCATGGTATGCCTGCATCTCCTTTAAAAGCATGGGATCTGGAATACGCTCCACCCCAAACATCACTTTTGTTGTCTCTCCTTTTTCATTTATCTCCTCGTCTATTTCTTCTGTAAGATATTGAATACCATAGGATAAGAGGTGTTGCTTAAAGAGTGTCCCAGTGTTTTTCCATCCGTATGTTTGATATACAGTGGCATTAGATCCTAAATCTTTAAGGAATAAGATTTGGTCTTTTGGTACTAGATAGCGCTGTTTTTTTCTAGAAATCATATACTGGATGAATAGTGAGATATTATTTTCCACCACAGTCCAGGCATTATACCATTCAATTATTAGCTCTAAACGCTCATGTGTTTTATTGATGTCATCAAACCTCCCACACCAGCTAGCTACAATCTTATCATGTTCTACATATGTTTTACGGTCTCCATATCCGTCATCCTTTGTCACCTCCACCTTAGTTTTGTAAATGAAAATAGAACATAATGAATCTGAGGTGGTCGTCTTACCTTCCCCTACAGGGTCAATAGATGCATAATACATTCCAAACCCAGGATTAGAAACAGGTTTTTCCCAAACAACAATACATCCTTCTTTATCTTCTGCTGTCTTAGAAATAGGAAACTCGGAGATGGGAAGCTTTCTAGACTCTTGTGCAATAATCTTACCCTGTTCATTTTTGTAAAGATCTAATAACTCATAAGGATATTCTTTATCTTCTACACGTTGCATTTGTTTAGAAACTAGATGTTGAGGAAACTTAGACTCTTTTCTAAATGCAAATGCTTCTTCTATGTTTGTAGGTTTCTGAGATATACGTAATTGATACTGTTCAGGGTTTAACTCTTTCTTCCACTTTTCTCTTTCTTTTTTGATTGCTTCCAGAGCTTCTACCACTCTTGAATTTCCATATTCATCTATGAACGGTGGCATAGACCATTGTTCTGGAATAAAAAGTCCGCTCTTACCTATTGTACCTTTTGAGTCTAATAATGATGTTGTTACTGCCAACATATCATAAACCTCTGGATTCATGATAAAGTTCTTAAGAGGTTCGCATTGATCAAGATCACCCACAGATCCTGCAGCAATAAAAACTCCGGTAGTAATCATACCTGATTGCATAGCAGGACGCATATACTCGTATGTTTCATCCATCTTAGGAGCAATACCAGCTTCCTCATGAAAGAAGTAGGTTACGGGACCACCGACACCAGCTGTTGCATCTTTTTCAAATGATGTTCCTTGTAACACTGAAAACAATCCTCTAAATGTATCTCTGCCATTCACTCTCACTTTGATACGTTGCTGCCATGCTAACACTTTATCTGGGTCGTTAGGACGATACCATGCAGTGTGCTCATTCAAAAAGTTTTTATATTCATTGAGCATTCTCCATGTACCCTTTTCATTGATGTAGTCTTTAAGACTAGCACCTATTTTAAGAATCGCACCAGACTCAAACCAGTATTGATTAATAAGTTTACCAGCATGAAAATAGGAAGATGCTATCTGACGCTTTTTTAAAATAGGACAATGTTTATATTCTAGTTCTGCTAAACATTCGTACAACGCCATATGATACTGTGCGTCTCTCACTTTAGCAAAGTCAAATCTAGATTCTTCCTTGTCATAAATAGGAAGAAAGTTTAACCACATGTAGTAGTCTCTACTTAGATACCAAGTGTTATCCTTATTTTTAAAAATAACCCCTGATTTACACTTTGTCTTTTGATCGTCCCAGTAGTTTATATAATCTTTAGTTCTTACAGGAGCTGAACAATAATATCCATCTTTTTGAAACTTTCTTGCTTGTTCATTAAAAAGAAAAAATGTTTCATCAAATTTATACCCCACATCAGGACCTTCTTCTATAAATACAGAACGCACAAATTCTTTCCAATCATCTCTAGATTCAAATTCTGTAGTTTCCCACACACCATTGTTCCATGTAGGAACTGTTTTATATACAGATAAATTCACTTGTCCTTAGTTTGATCCCATACATCTATTCCAGCAATAATAACCGCTATTATAGATAGTATAAAAATCCACACCGTAAATACATTTAATGCCATACTACTGATCATATGCTAAGTTTTGTCCACCACGTACAGATGATTGTTGCTCTTCCATAAGATCTTTATACACTCCTTTATAACTCTGTCTAATAGCGTCAAAGTCTTTTGCTATACGTCCTATTTGAGCAATATTCCCATCTCGTCCATCAGTAATTTGTGTACTAGACATATATCTTGCTATATTATCTAAAGCTTTCTTAATACCATAATATGCTCTGGATGTTTCTGTTTGATACATCTTTTCGCATAACTTTAAAGCTCTAACTATCATGTCTTCATCTGTAGAAAACTCTGCTCCTATTTCTTGCAATACTATCTCTTCTTTTTCTTCATCTGGAAAATGAAAAAAAGGATTAAGATCTGGATTAGGACATGTCATATAGAAAAGATATGTATATAT